ACTGGTGCAATATTCCGTTAGATCAAACGATTCGACCGGAGCAAAGTCGCTTGAATCATTCCAGCGAATGACAAGGTTACGCTCTTGGGGAAGCTGATCACGGGATTGTTCGCGGTAACGCATGATCGCTTGGAAGTCTTTGCGGTCTTCGGCGTCGAGATACTCCAGCTCAAAGGAGTCTTCGAGGATGTTGCCTGCTGTGAAGAGCTGCTTGATCGGTACGGCGCCTGTACTAATCTGGCCGCCTGAGGTCGTAGGCAGCGCTGGCACCAAGCTGAACCGTCCGTCGCTGATCACAAAGTTGCACAGGAAGAACGGAGCGGTGTCCGAAACGAATTGGCGGAAATTGCGTGAAGTGCCGATTACACCGTCGTAGAACAACGAGTTGGCCTTTAAGAAGCGTGCAGTTTTAACAAGGTCGTCGGTATTGATGAGCGGCGCGTTGAGTCCTGACATACCCAAAAATGGTCCAAGCCCGCCTACCTGATTCGTCAGGAAGTAGTAGATCAGATCACAGAAAAGGTTCGAGGGTCCGGTGCTGCCGTTGTCGTCTGGGTGGAATCGACGCACATGAAGACCCTCTGGAAGCCAGACGCGAAGCTGATCCAAGGAGGAAAAGTTGCGGCCAGCTTTAAGAGCTAGGCCACAGATCGTCATGTTCTCGTAAGTCGGGATGGTCTGGTTGCTAACCATCTCGTTGACGTAAGTAACGGCGTGCTCGGGCGAGGAGTTGTTGGACTTTTCAATTAGATCGCCATAGTAGCTGATGTCTGCGTACTGGCTTTGATACTCAAAAATACGCTCGGCATCAAACGTGGCTGGCGTAACTTCGCGCTCGGTAATGGATAGTATTTGGAACACAGCTCCCACATAGGTAGCGCCAGCGCCGTAGCTCTGGAACGGATTTGTGTAACTGACTACTCGCTCGATATTGAATGTTTCATAAGCGTTCCACGTTGTTGATGTGTGCAGGCTGTCGCGTACAACGCTGATTACTGGATGAGACCACAATTTCGTTTGGCCGCTCCAGTGGTCGTCGGCGCGTTCAACAACAGAATCCAATACCATACGAATCTTTTTGCCACCGGTAGATGTCAGATCTAGTTGCAGTGAAGTTGTCCTACCAACGCTGTAGTTGCGTGCGGGACCAAACAACTCTTCGTACAATCCTTGAGCGCGGCCTTGATTTGGATTAAAGCCAGTTACACTGGTTACCTTAAATACCAAACCGGCACTGACCATTGTGCCTTGATTTGGGTTGACGCGGAATGGATTACCGCTAGATAAAGTGCGTTGTGCAATAAACTCCGTACCGATGGTGAAGTTACGGGAACTGTCTTCGATCCAGTAGTTTTGGAATTGCCACGTGTAGTTGCGTCCGCTGTAGTGACCAGCCGGTAATGTTGCCTTTAGCGCCCGATAGCGGATACGCGCCCAACGTCCTCCTGGTAGAGACTCAGTGAAAACCTGTTCTATTGATCCGCCGAGAGGAACTGTAGATGCACCAGCGCCGCCGAACAGTTCAAAAGCGAACGCATGAGAACGACCCTCAGTAAAACCTGTCGGATCAGAATAAACATTTAGGTACTCAATCGCAGTGGCTCGACCGTCGTCGTTGTTTACGTCGGGTAGGTACGAATAGATGCCAACCTGAGATGGAAGTGGTTCAGTCTTTGCGGCGTTTTGGAAACGAGGGCGAGCTGCAAGCTCGTTGTTTGATGTGATGTCAAACTTGGTGACTACTTCTCCTGTGGACCGGACTTCAAATAATCCGTAGTCCGTTGGAACGTTTGTTGCGAGCAGTTCGTTGCCGCTACCTTTTGTGCTGAGCTGCCAAATCACAGCGGAGTCAGGAGTTAAGCGGAGGTCAGCTCCGTTTTTAGGAACCAGCCGGAACTCGTAGCGACCTTTTTGCGGGTGCTTGAAACGAAGGAAACTGTATATATCAACCGGCCTGGAGTTGATGACGGCAAAACGCATCCCAAGCGGTGCCCATTTGAAGGGCTGGCCGTTTGCATCAAGACCAGCAGGACGTAGCTGAACGGTGAATACTGATGCGCGAGTGATATAGATATTTTGTGTTCCAGATGTGATGTTGACCTTGTTCTTTTCAGCGGCAATGAGTTCCGTGGGAGTAGGAAGCGACTGAAAGTTGCACAGGCCGTTCAGTCGTTGAAAAACATTGCTGCGGAGTCCGATCTCAGTTACTTCACAGGCACGGGTATTGCTTACCACTGCCGTTGCAAAGCGCATCAGCGGGTAAAAAGCAATGCCGACGTGCTTGTTGTCTGAAATAACGTCGCCAAGAACGTGGGAGGTGAGAATTGTTCTTGATACAAGCCCAATTCTGCTGTTGACTTCAGGTATCTCTAGGCACTTGAGGGTGATGATTTGCTGCTCATCGCTCTTTCTGCGCCACATTGGCAGCTTGCGGGCAGTTACTTGCCAGACTGAGCGACCAATCATGAACAGTTCGCCGACCTGCATTGCGTCATCAGCGGCAATGCACTGCTCTTTGATTTCGCTGTTGATGTCGTCGACTTTGACCTTGCCCTCGCTGTAAAAAGTATTAGGTATTTTCTCGTTGCTGATCATGAACTCGATCGTATCGCCAACGCTTACGTTGCGTTCTTCGGTGCCGTTTCCGCTAACTGGAACATTGTTAAGGCTGATCACACCCATGCGGCGGCTGTAGTTACGCCCTTCCCCGCCTTGGCCGAGTTCGCGTACACCGGTCTTGCTGGTTTCATCAGCGCGTCCGCCGTTACCCGCAATCTTGATACGCTCAAAGATCAGGTTGTTGCCGGGATCATCCTCTTGCCCATCTAGTTCTGGAATCGTTATGACGCGCCAGTTGACCCGGTACGCAGTGCCGTTCGGAATGGCTGAGTAGCAACCGAATTCCGCGTTATTGGTCAACGAGTGGGATGAGCTAAACCCATAGTCGTTATCGCTGTATGCGGTAGGGCAGGTAAAAATATCATCAAAGGTTTCAGGGTCACCGGACGCAGCTGTACCGCGTGTGCCATAGATAAGGTTGCTGGCTAGGACACGAGAGTAGCCGGAGCTAGTGGTATTGCGTTTCCAGTAGATCGCGTAGTTGGCGGCAAATACGGAATTGAGGGCGCCGTTGCCAAGAAAGATGCCGCTCAGATTGGGTGGAGCGATACCTTGGGGAACCTGACCGCCATCGCGTCCTTGCTCCCCGACAACAAACAGAAGTTTGACGGCTTGCTGGTTCCCGTAGCTGAACATCCGGGACCACACCAGCGACGGTGCCACGAGGATGCCGCCGCTGGTACCGGTGTAGCGACCGAAGACAACGGGGATCGGGTCGTTGTAATCGGCTAGTTCAGCTTGGGAGTCGAAGCCAAAAGTCGCTGCAAAACGGTTGCCTTGCTGACGGCTGCCGAGTTGACGCTGACGAACCTGCTCTGTAGCAGCCGCATTTGGTTTAGGTGCTAAAAGATATCCAACTGCTGTTGTTGCCAATCCAATGGCAAGACTGATTAAAGCCGGAACTAGTGCTGGACCGTTTTGAATATCCGGGATTAACTCGTACTCGGCTGGGCGAACGCGCCCGCGAAAGATCGCCTCTAACGCAAACTTTCTGTACTCGTCCTCGGTGCAGCCGAGGGTCTCGATCAGCTGCTTCTCGAACGGAAGCAGTGGTAGCTGCTTAGTGCTGTAATAGGGCACCAGTTGACCTTTAACGTCACCGGGCAGATGTAGAGGATCCCTCTTTCCCATGTGACGGCAAATGTGGTTACTGCCTGTTTGAGCAACAGCACATCCCCATCATACCGAGGGCGTCCTACACGCCTACCCCAACGCAGTAAGTCTCGGCAGATGCGTATGCGCGGTGCTGCGTACCAGTCCGGGGAAAACGTCGGCGTCTGGATGCCAAGCCGATCCAGCACTGTGTAAACAAGGTGGATGCAGTCTATGGGACCGTCGCTGCCATCTGCACCGAGTTCGTAGGGTGTGCCGATCAGGTCACTGCAATCGCACACTGCTTGTTACTGGAATGGCTCCAATCAAATTCTGAGTCAAGCGGCGCACCGGAACGTCTAAACCGACGGAGTCGAGGATGTTGCCGAGTGTAAGAGTAATGGTTGTTTCGTCCCACTTCGAGGTGACCGCCCGCCCCCAATATTGATGGACCTGCGTGAAGTCCGTGCGGTTGTCCGGGTTTAGAAGTAAGACCTGGACACGAGTGAGCCATCGTTGATTCGTTGCCTCAATCGCCCAGCTCTGTGAGAGGGAATTGTTGGGCAGGATCAGGCTTGATGTGGTGTTGTCGCCGGTTTTGTTGATGGTAACGCCAGAAAAGCCGAAGGGGAGGAAGCCGAATTGGGCGCCCTCGTAAGTGATCGTTTCTCCGATAAAAAAGTTCTGGAAGCGATGGGAGACGACGCCTTGCCGCTGAAAGGTCAGAAAGTTACCGAGGGCGATCTGGGTCATAGTCCGAGCTTCCTGCGAGTGGATGGGCTGCCTTGCAGTCGACGAAGAGTGGCCTGTTCTCCACGGGCTGCACCTTGGGCGGCAGCCTGTTGCATACCTTGCTGGAACTGATCGGCGGTGACGTAATCCACCGAGTTGATGCGTTCCACGGTGTAGCGAACGTCGATACTGGCTGGTGCCATTGTGGCAGTGCCACCCGTTTGGCCACCTTCACTACCGGCGGGGATGACGCTAGAACCACGGGCGCCGGCTGAGTAGCGGCCCATAGCGGAACGCATCTTGCTAGCGGGGATGACGTATTCCGGTTCGCCACCTTCGCCGATGAGTGCGCGAGTAGGTCCGGTGACAAAACCGCCTTCCGCAAACGCTCCAGTGGGAAATAGCTTGCCGGTTGACAATGCGCCCGTGCCCGAAAGATTTTTGTTTGCGTTAGCTAGCGGATCAAGTCCAGCAAACATGCGTGCAATGCCGATTGCAATGTATTGAGCGATTGCTTGTGTTGCATAGTCAATCAAAGCTTCGCCAATCTTTCCAAAGAAATCGGAAATAGCCTGCTGAGCGCTTTTTGCGCCAGTGATGATGTCCTTAAAGCTTTCCGAAAAAGCGCCGCCGATAGCTTCTGCTGCTGTCTTGACTTGATTAAGGGGCGAAATAAAATCATCAAACGATTTTTGCATTTCGGCGACCATTCCAGTAATTGGCCCGCCACCAGAAACACCAAAAAAAGTGGATTCAAGGGCCTGGTCAAATAACTTTTGCGCCTCTTCCGCTTGTTTCTTGAGAGCTTCAGTCTGCAGATTAATCAGTTCAAGCCGTTGAATTTCAGTGTTTAATGCTGTGAGGTTTTCCCGTTGCTCAGCATTCTTGAGTTCTGCAATTTGCTTAGCGCGATCTTCGTAGTCAAACTGAATTTGTAGACGATTTTGCTCTAGTTCGTTGCCCTCAAATAGCAATGCAACTTGTCTGCCAAACTGAACGCCAAGTTGATCGCCGACTTCTAATGAGCGCTCAAGCTCTTGTTGTAATTTTTCCGCTTCACGCGCTGCTTTTTCTGCTGTTTTTTCTGCGTCTGATTTGCCTTTACGGCTTTTGCCTCCAGTTGCAGCCATCAGTCCTGGCAGGGTTGCGGCAGCCGCTGGTGGTGCAGCAGTGGGCGGTTTTAAGATGCCTTGCTGATAACCATAGCTCCGCATCAGGTCGCGGAATCGTTCTTCTCGGAGCTGCGTAAATTGATCTGCATTGATGCGACCACCGCCACGCATCTTGGCGATTTGCTCCGCTTCTTGCCCTGCTTGTCTAAATAAACGATCACGTTGTTGATTGGAAAGATTTGCGCCTAGCTGGCGCTGTAGCAGAATCGTCTCAAAAACATTATTAACTTGATTGGCAATATCAATCGCAAGTCCCAGAATGCTTTGCATTGCAGGGGCAAGAATTGACCCTAAGCGTGATGCAAGGTTTTGCACCGCATCTTGCAAGGTGCTCAATCGCCCAGCTAATGTGTCACTTTGAGCAACAGCACCATCAGCGTATTTGCCACCAGCAGCGGTAAGCTTTTGTATGGCATACTCAACAGCTTGTGCGCTAATTCGCCCATCTTCAAGTGCATCTTGAAATTCCTCACCGCTGAGTTTGTATTCTTCGCGCAGCACTTGCTGCAACGCAACGCCACGCTCTTGGAATTGCAGCAGCTCTTCACCCTGCAGCCTGCCCTTGGCCTGGACTTGGCCGTAAGCAGTAACCAGTCCTTGCAGCTCAGCGCCAGTAGCGCCACTTACATCAGCAAGACGCCGAGTTGTTTCAACGACCTTATTGGTCTCAACTCCAAACGCCTGCAAACGTTTAGCTGAATCAATCAGCTCCGTGCTGGTAAATGGCGTTGTTGCACCAAGCTGCTGCAGATCTTTGATGATCTGCCCGGCCTTTTCTGCGCTACCTGTGAGAACCTGCAGGCTTCGCGTCTGGGTTTCAATTTCAGCCGTGCTAACAAAAACAAACTTGGCGGCTTGAATAAGAGAAAACGCGGCCGCAAGCTTTCCTATTGCGCCGCCAAGTCCGCCAATAGCACGCTCGGTCGCCTGCGACTGCGACTGAACCTCGCGCAGCTTGCTAACCGCATTGCGGCTGTCGACGTTAATGGCAACGTTGGCGACAACCGACACGACTTACCTACGGCTTTGCCTCAGTCTACGATCTTGCTCTTCGTTTTGAAGTTCAAAATAACTAGACCAAATCAGTAGCTCTTCTAGCGTTACTTCTTGATTCAGCCGCGCCAAGCTATATCCAAGTTCTTTGGCAACCCCAAGCTGCAGCAGTAGCAGATTGTCTTTCTTTAGCTCAGCCTTTACTGCTTTTCATGTCCAGTTCTTTGCCTTCCTCTGGGTTGGTGATAATGGCAAGCATCATAGCCTGCAAGTCACTATCAAGCACCTCATTCTTCAGCTCGGCAATCTCACCAGCCTGAAACAACCGCTGACCGGCATCATCGCTTGCTTTTGTCACCAGCAGATTCAGCGCAAAGCCATTGGGATCATCACCACCGGGCATTTTCTGTGCACGCTCGCGTTCTGCCATGGTCAGCGCTGTGGCGTAAAACTCAAACATAGATCCATCGTTGAGTGTTACGACGCGCTTGATCGGCTGAAGATTGGCAGCTTTTTTGAGCCGTGCCAGTGCAGATGATGCCATGCAATAAATGTGGGTGGCCCCAGCATACGCCGGGGCCGTTCAGCTATCAAGCAGAAGTGCTGAAATCAAAAGTAGGTGCACCGGCAGGGCGGAACGTGATTTCCACCTGCTGAGCATCGTCAGGATTGATGTTCAGGCTGGCAGTCAGCAGCACAGCGTCCATGGCGATGCTGCGGCTCAGAGCCTCAGTGGTGCCCTTGTCGGTGTACAGCTTGAAGCCGCAGCCAACTTGCTGGCGCTGCAGCACATCTTCCACCATGCGATTAGAAAGGGCGCTGTCCTCGTTAGTGACGTAAATGGTGGCAGTGCCGTTGCCATCAGCGAAGCCAGGGATGTAAGCGCGGAAGGGCGCATACTGCCCAGCGGTTTGGCCGATGACTGTAACATCAATTTCCGCACGTGAAATTTCGAAGCTCCAGGATTGCACTTGCCCGACTGCTGCATAATCGGCGTAGTACACCTCGAACTCGTTAGGAGCTACAGCTGTGCCATCGTCGGTGATGGGGAGAATGGTGCCGCCGGCTGCCGTGGAGACGGTCAGCGCGCCAGTAGCTGCGGTGTAGCTCAGCACGTAATAGGTGGTGCCGGCATCAATCGGTGCAGGCAGGGTGCCAGAGCCGGATCCGCCGGTTTGGCTGTTGATAATGCGAAACTTGACGGGATCGCCAGCCTTGAAATTCAGATATGGCTGAACGGTAATGGTGTCGGTGCTGGCATTAACGCCAGATTCTGGGAAGTTGCCGTTAGTGCCGGCGGGTTTGTAGTAAAGGGCGCCGGACGTACCGGACAAAACAGTGACAGCCATGTTATGAACGGTATTGGCTACCGTCAGTCTAGATACGCTTCAAACGTAGCAGTTAGCTGAGTTTGAAAGTAAGGCTCAGGCGCTGCTGGTGTTACCCGAGCTGGCCCTGATGCCGCGTCAAAGATAATGCTGCTGAATTTGGCGCGATCAAATTTATCTTTGATGCGCTCTGCAATGGTGAAGTTTGCGGCAGTGCCTTGCCCTTGCGGCGTAAAGACGTTGACCACTAGCGTGCCAGTTTGGCGGTTGAATCCAACGCCGCCAGTCGGCAGCAGCGTGGCATAGTTGTTGTCGCCAAAGCGGATGAATACTTGCACCCATGGCGTATTGTTCGGCGGCGTAAACGGCACGTTTTGATAGCTGACAGGGTAGGCGGGCGATAGCGCCATCTCCGTGCTGATGCGCCCTTCAATAGCGGCGCGAACATCGTTATAGGTGCTGCTCATGATTCCCTCCCAATGCGGTCAGCGTTGACGCGCACAAAGTTTTGGATGTCTTTGGCAATGCCTTGCACCCATCCTGCAGGCGCTTGCTTGCTGCTGCCATTAGCAAGAGGCTCTGCATATGGCAGATTGTTGTGCACGCTGTAGATGTTGCCTAGCTTTTCTTGCTGATAGTTCATCCTTTGCAACGGCACAATCAATCCGCCTGGCGGGGATGTTTTTGATCGATCCATGTTTGAAGGCGGCTGTTGTGGCCCGCCGTCATAAGAGCCGGCCGCATTCTCACCTACCTGCCAGCTAACACGAAAACGTCCGGTATCAACAGGGCTTGCTTGCTTCAGTCTGCTGTCAGTTTCCAACACCGCAACACGCAACAGCTTCTCAATCTGGCTGTTGGCATAGTCACCAATATCACCAACCCGGATTGTGCGCGCCATTATGCCCTCAGGATCAATTCGTAAGTGATCGGCGTGTTGTCTTGCTCAATCGTAATCACGCGAATCACCTGATATGTGATGCCGCCGATCAGCACTTCATCCGCAGTCGTCGGTGCTGAACTGATATCTGCAGCGGCAATCAGCAAGCGCTTGTCCGTTGCCTGGATTAAATCATTGACCTCGCGTAGGTTGACATCTTCAAGCACGCCACGCACTGCAGTGTCAGTGGTGGTTTCGCTGACGGTGCCCGTTGTTGTGTTGTAAGCGCCAGGCGTAACACGGCGGATCGTCGCAATGCCGCCAAACTTGCTCATCAGCTTGCTGGCAACTTTACGCAGCGAGGTAGCAAGTGCCATCAGAGCTTATAGGCAACGCAGTGCCCGTTTTGCAGCTTGATGCTTGTGAATACGCCGTAGAGGGTTGTTGCTGCATTAAAAGTATTACCTGCTAATGGCGCGCCATCGTAGTTCTGAACTGTAATTGCTTCAATATGAGTATTGCTTGTGAAGTGAATGGCGCCCCACCTGCCAGTGAATGTATCAGTGCCATCAATAAATGTTGCACCTATTGAGTAGTTAATGCCAAGGTAGTTCGTGTCGCTCATGATCAGATCCTGTATGCAACGACTTTGCCGGATGCCAGCGTCACGCTAGTGAAGACGCCGTAGATCTCGTCACCAGCCGCAAGCGGCACGGATGTGAATGCATTGCCACTGGCGTTTTGGATCACTGCGGATGCAATCACGGCATCGGCCAATGCGTAAAGCTTGCCGAACCTGCCAACATGAGCCGCGGTGTCGCTGATGTACTCAAAGCCAATGTTGTAAATGTCTTCCACGATCAGCTCCTGCGGATAGAAAAGTTACCTGGTCCACTGATTCTAAGCCCGGTCAAATACCGTTCATAAAGCGGTGGCACACGATCGGCGCCGGTAGCGCTTGCGCTTGCGCCCGATGTTGTAACGCTAAGACTGCCGATGCTGACCGACTTGTAATCTTCCAGTCCGCTCAGCGCCATCCCGTCCTTGTTGTTGTTCAGGTAAATAGCAAGGACGCACTGAGCAAACTTAATGCGATCTGGAATCTCAGTGTCGGTGTAGTAGTCAGTCGTGATGCGGAACGGAAAGCCAACGGCGTACGTATTGATGTAGGTGTCAGGCTTGCGCACACCAGTACGTGGCCACTGCAGTGCCTGCGTATCAGTAGCGCGAGCACCTAAAAAGCGCTCACGGTCAATCCGTTGCGTTGCAGAAAACAACGCACGGTTCTTTTGATCCGTTGTAGCTGCTGCCCAAGCTACAACGTCATCATCTTGCACGAAGCCTTCAATGATCAGCTCCGCTGCTGCCAGCGTCAGGTAAGAGTTTGCGTTTGCCGCGCCGGGCGTGGCCACGATTGTTATTGCCATCAGCCGGTGGCTCCGTCATTTCAAGTTTAAGTGCAGGCTCAGCAATAGAAAGAGAGGCTGCCTCGTTAGAAGCAGCCTCTAGTTCACGCAGTCGCCGGAAGGCGAACATGCCGATAAGGTTGTCCCCCTTGCTGTCTGTGCTCTAGGATAGCGGGGCTGGCGAGTTAGCGCTCCCAGCCATGCCCAACCTGCGTTACCAGGATGAGAACACCATTATGGCTTGCTGGCCAGCAATTTGGCAATTGGATTGTCATAGGCAAAGAGCCAATTAGAAAAACAATGCCCAATGGCGCAAAACGCTGCTACTGGATCTGTCGTTGCATTTGCGGAAGAGAACGCGAAGTCAATGGAACCAGTCTCAAGCGAGGAATATCAACATCATGCGGATGCGTTTCTGGCATTCCTCGTCATGAGTTTCATGGCATGACGAAAAAAGCCCCGGAATATCGAGTTTGGATGGGCATGAGAGAAAGATGTCGCAATCCAAACCATGTTGCTTTTCAGTATTACGGCGCTGCTGGAGTAACCGTTTGCGAAAGGTGGGATAGTTTCAGTGCATTTCTTGAGGATATGGGTCCGCGCCCGGATGGCATGACTATTGACCGCATTGACCCTTTTGGCAATTATGAGCCAAGCAATTGCAGATGGGCCTCATGGGTTGAACAGGCGCAAAACAAACGTAAAAAATAAACAATAAAAAAGGGAGGCTTTGGCCTCCCTGCTATTGATTGCTGTTGAGCCAATCAGACGCGCTTAAGCAGCACGGTCAGGATCACGCCAGCCAGAGCGGTGGTGGTGCCAGTCACATCAAGAGACAGGCGGTTGCCAGCCTCAAGAGTGAGATCGCTGGTGGTGGTGGTCAGAGCAGGGGTTTGCTCGGTAAGAGCAGTGCTCTTGAAATTGATGGTGGCGCTCAAAAGGTCGTCACCAGCGGTGGCGGCTTCAGTGCCTTGGCAACGACGAACGGTGCCGGTTACGGCGCCGCCATCGCTGCCAGCAGTGGCGTGAACTTCACGCACTGCAACCACTTCGCACTTAACGGGAGCAGTCCAGAATTGCACGTCGGCAATTGAGGATGCACCGTAAAAAGTAGCTTCGAGGTACTGCTCAGTGGACAGTTCAAACTGGGAGGGTTGTGCCATGGTCAGTTACCTCAATCGAAGTTAGAGGTGTTGGTCGCGCGCACGATGCCCAAGTTCTTGGTTTCGTACACTTTCGACCAGTTGCCAACGGTCTCCAGTTGAGCGCGGGTTGGGTTCACAGTAGTGACGCCCCACTTAGCGCCAACTGGGTGGTACACGTAGTGCAGGTCGATCGACATGGCATCGCTCTTGGCGAGGATGTCACGGTCGGTTTCTGTTTGCATCGCCATCTGCTCACCGCTGGCAATTGCGCCTTGAGTGAAGAAATAGGTGGCGTACTCAGTGGTGGAGCCGCTGCCATCGGTTTGCACGTCGTCAGAGACAATCACGCGCAGGCCGCAGTAAGTGGGCACATCCACGCTGCCGCCGTAAGCAGCAACCAGCGAGCCGCCGGATTGAGTGGTGCTGGTACCGCGAGCCTCACCAGTCGACACATAGTCGATTGCTTTGCGCTCAACCAGGTCGTAGTAGACCTTGGAGTGCATAGCGATAGCGGTCAGCTTGTCGCCTTGGTCGCCCAGCAGCGACTTGGCTTCTGCCACGTGACGCGGGGACAGCACAGTCGGGGTATCGCCCGATTCGCCGTCAATGGTCAGCGGGAAGAATGCAGCCGAGCTAGAGGTAGCGCCAAGACTGCCGAACACGCCAGCAAGGGCGGACAGCAAATCCTTTTGGCGCTGGTTAGCGATGTAATCAGCGATCTTGGCGCCAATGGCGGCCATGGGATCAGAACCGGCAGCCAGAGCAGCCAGGTCACGAGCCTCAAAGGCGCGGCCACGGTGCAGGATCACGCCGACTTGCTTGTCAGCTTGGATCTTGCCGGGGGTGAGGCTGCTGCTGTCGGTCAGCACCTCGAAATCACCGGAAAGGTTGGCTTTCCAGAAAGGAACGTTGATGAAATCACCGCCCTCGGTGGCATTTAGCTCCGCCAGAGGCTGCACCACACCGGAAGCCAGGAAGGCATCGCGCTGAGTGGTTTGCTCAATGACGTAAGGCGTAAATACCTCGGGGATGATGATGTCAGAGCGAAGGGTCGCCATGACTAATC